AAACAAAAAAATAAAAAACAATCAGAGACAATACCAGTTAAATTTGTTAAAACAGATGAAATAACAAAAAAGAAAAAAAATAAAGGACGAGGTAATAAAAATGTAAATACAAATACCGTAAATGTTTATTGTAATGAAGGTAGAGCAGGTTATACTGCAACCTCACCAGCCCCTGCTATCTCATCATATTCAGCACCACCAGCACCAGCACAAGCACCAGCACCGAGACCATCAGCACCAGCACCACCAGCACCACCAGCACCAGTAGCCACAAAGAAAAAAGCACCAGAAATAAGACCACCACCACAAGGGGATAAATTAATGTCCGAATTATTTGATGCTATTAAAAAAAGACGTCCAGCAATAGCAGGTTCAGGACTTAAAAAAACGGTTAGAAGAAGAAGAAAATAAAAATACTTTATATTTTTATTAAATATCTTAAAAAAAAGAAGATAAATATAATAAACAAGGAAATTTTTTATGTTTTTTCCCTATATTTATGCCTCATAGGGTCATAAATAAATTTATTTATGCTTATATATGTCATAAATATAAGAAAATCAGGGACAAAACTATATTTTTTTCCCTGATTTTATTAAAATGCTTTTAATATTTAAAAATGCTTTTATTTTTTTGCGGTTATTTTAGAAAAATAAAAATATTTTGTTATAATATACAAAAGTATAATGACATTCACGGAGGATTTAAATTTTGGTAAAGAATACGAAAAAAAGGCTTTAGAATATATTGAATATAAAACGGTTATTTTCCCTGAAGGTTATTTTAAACCATATGACTTTATCACAGATGGAGACACGAAGTATGAGGTAAAATGCGACCGTTTAGGATATAAAACAGGTAATCTTGCTATTGAATATGAATGTAATAATAAACCTTCAGGGATTTCAACAACAGAAGCGGATTATTGGATATATTTTATAATTTCACCTGATAAAACAGATTGTTATAAAATACCTGTTAGTGATTTACTTAATTTGATAAATGATTGTAGAAAAGTTAGAGGTGGTGATAATTATATGTCGTGTTTAAGGTTATTACCTATAAAAAAATGTTCTAAATATTTTCAACCGAGATTAAGAGTTTCTTGAATATCCATAACGTCAAATGGATTTATACCTAAATATAACATAAGATTTAATATTTCTAACTTTACAGGGTCATCACGCGGTAAATCACTGATTTCTTTTTTATAAAGTTTTATAAGTTCTTTTTTTTCATCTTCTAATTCATTATTTACAAATTTTTGTAATACGGATTTTGGGACATCTTTTAATTGTTCCTTCATCATCTTAAGTTCGTTTAAAAGAAATTCTCCGTTCATTGTTGGCTCTGGTGTCATTTTTTTTGTTCTATATAATATAAATATAAAATAAATATAGAAAAAAGTTTATTTTATCTTTCTGTAAGTTTTATTCATATTACCACTATGTAAATATTTATCTTCAATTGCTTGTTCTTTTTTCTCTTGTTCTTTTAATGTAGGGTCATTTCTCGTGTCGTGTGATATTGATATATGCCTAATCATAGATGACGATATTTTTTTTCCATAAGGTTTAAAAATATTATTTAAATATTTTGTTGTTCCGTTTGGTGTTTGTGGTGTTTTTTTATCCTTCTTTACAAAATACCAGCCTGATTTATTAACCTTTAACCATTTATTAATAACCCTTTTCAATTCTTTATTATTTATTTCAATTTGCTTACTTCCTATTCTATCTTTATTTTTAAATTGATTAATAAAAAACTTCATTTTGTTTTTAGGGTATAATATCAAATAATTATATCTTTCTTGTTCGTCAGGTTTTAATTTAGAATAAAAAAAGTTTGTTGATACTTTCATCATTGCATAATCATTTCTTAATGGGTGGTTTAAATATGTTAATAGCATTAAATATTTTTGTAAATTATCAAATGTCGGTGCGTCTTTATATTTTTTTTGTAATTTATCTTTTACACCTACGAGTTCATCATAAGACAACCAGTTTTTATTTTGTGTTTCTGTTTTTTCTTGATTTTTAAGATTATTTTGGTATTTTTCACTCACATCTTTCAAAACTTTAGAATATTCTAATATTTCATTCTTATATTTTTCAGGATACGCTTTTAATGCTACAATAACGGCAGTTAAATAATTTTTTTTAGTCGTTTCTTTCATTTCATTAATTTCTTTCATTACTTTATCAAAATGAGTTAAACAATCAATACCTTTAAAATCTTCACCAGTTATTTTTTTACATAACTGTTTAATTGATGATAAATAATTTTTTAAAGATATATCTTTAATTGTTCTTGACTTTAAAATATCGTTCTTTAGTGTATCCATTCTATTATATAATAAATATAGAAAAAAAATTACTATATTTATTTTATATTTAAGAAATTTAAGAAATAATTTTTAAAAGAATATTTTTTTCTTCTCCTTCAATATTATCAATAATATCATTCAATTTATCATTATGCGTTTCATTTAACAATAATAAAATTTTTTTTGTAGTTTCATATTTTTCTTTTATTGTTGGTTCTCGGTGCTTCATTAAAGAAGTTTTAACACTACCTCGGCATTTTTTACAAGTTTTACAAGTTCTTATTTTACCATTCTTACTTATACTTTGGAAATCTTCAACTCCTTCTGTTTCTCGCTGACATTTAAAGCATCTTTTATAATTCATATATTCACTGTTATAATCTGTCATTTTATCTTTTTTTTATTATATAAATATAGAATATATTTTTTTTTTAAATATTTTACGCAAAATTAAAACATTTTATTTTTTTAACGAAGTCGTCGTCTTAGACGCCCACCAGCCATACGCCCACCAGCCATACGCCCACCAGTTAGACCAGCAATAGCAGAGGCACCTTTACCGACACCTTCAATTATAGGTAGGGCTTCAGGTGCAACAACGGAAGCGACCTTAGAGGCAATAGGAACTACACGCCCTGAAACAAAGTTAGCAACTTTATTAGCGACATTTTTAAGATTACTCCAGAAAGAACCGCCAGAAAGTCGTGTGTAATCAGCATAATGAAGTTCAGGTGCATCAATAGCCATTCTTACAATATCAGGGGTAAGATTACCAACGGAGGCTCTTGCTCCATTCTCAAACACGGAAAATGTCCCCACGTTTCTAAAAACGGTGTATAATTCACCAGTAAAGGAAGAACTGGAAGCATTCTTATAATCTACCGTAATTTGAATAGAGGCTTGAGTTTGACACCCTGCGGATAGATAATCAGGAAGCCCAATATCAACACCGAAACGAAGTTTTAGAACCGAACCCCTATAATAACTCCACGCAGGAAACGAAAGATTACAGCCATTACGAGCCGAGATTTCATATAAATCTTCAACACCACAGTTAGAAAGAAGCCCACTTTCATTATTAAATAGAATACTAACTCTTTCAATAGCAAGGAAACTATCACACACTTTAAAATCGTGCGTGTCTCTTGAATGTCTAATAAAAATATAAACACTTTCAGGAATTTGTCCGAGTTTTACAACATCAGTTGTCGTTTTACCAGAAGCGCCAGAAGCCAGAGTGCCGATATTCTTAATGTAATCTTGGTCGCTATAGAATGGAAGGTGCTGAATTTCAGGAATTCTTTGTGTCATGTTAGGGGTGATAAAACGAACGAGACACTGAGGACGTTCATAAAAGACACACGAAACAGAAGTAATAGCATTACCAGCAGACGCATGAGAAAGAACTTTAGACAACTCACTCTTAAAGCGTAGGTTAATATTAATCTGGTTAACATTTACCATGCCTTCTTCTTCTTGTCCTATGCCTTTAGAAAATGGAGCGAGTTGTAGGCTTTCAACAACAACAGCCCTAAAGGTGTTAGCGTCAACAACTTCAACAACATAACCACCTCGTGCTCCTACAGGAACGCCGTTTTCACCATATGAACCTAAAGCATTTTTGCTACTACCGAAAGTTACATAATCCGCGTATTCTTGATACTGGTCTGGATAAGTAGGGGTAGTGCTTACCGTTCGTGACATATCTTCAAGCGTAGAACCGTAACACTGGAGGGCATGAAGTTTATCACCGCTATTTTCACTTAAATTTTCACCGTTCACTTGACAAGAAGTAACGTCAATAATAGAATTTAGAGGAAACGCGCGGAGGGCGTCGTTTAGTCCAAGTTGATGAGGCTGGTCTGTTTTAATTTCTAAATAAGCCTTAATGCGGATATTTCTATCCACAATAGTTAGGGTAGAAGGAGGGTTAATAGTAAATAGAGCATTCACAGGAGCAGACGGCTTAATTTGTGAACTATCACTGGTGAAGACTTGCTCGTTTACACGAGAACCACCAAATAGAACAATATGGTTTTGTTGCTCGTCTCCTACAACATTTACACGAGGGTCAAGAACTTTCACAGGTTTGACAGACATTATTTACTTTTTTTTTGTTATATATTAAGAAAAGAAAAAAATTTTAAAATCTTTCAATATTATATATAAATAAAAATGAGTATCCAAAATAATTTAGCGGACAACGTTTATTATAATTTTTTAATTAAAAAAAGTCCATCGTCAGTTTATCAATATGTTGCGGAAAGAGAAATACGAAATGTGCCTATTTTAGAAAATCCAAATGATTATGAGGTTGCGGTTGCTCGTTTTACTCTACCTACAAATGCTATACCTATATTTGTATGGAAAGGTGACACATATTTTCAAGTTACTTTTACATTTGCTTCTACTATTGTAAAAAAATATTGCGTATGGCAGCCATCATCAACAGGCGGAGGATTTAATGAACGGAGTATATGGGTTCATCAAGCATTTATAGATATTGTAAATAAAGCATTATTAGATGGTTTCACAGAATTAAAAACATTAGAACCTACCTGTCCTGCTACAGAACCCCCTTTTCTTACGTATAACTCACGAACTCAACTTTTAACATGGAATATGGAACAAGTTTATGGTGATACAACAAAAGTATTTTTTAATAGTAAATTGTATTTATTGATGCCTTCTTTTAGAGTATTTAATGATTATGTAGGCGGTGAATACATTTATCAAATGATAAGTAAAGATTTAGGGGGTGGTATTAATTCTACAGTAATTAACGGTAAAAATTATTATTCAACAAAACAAGAATTTGTAACTATAGGAATATGGAAAGACTTTAAAACCATTATTTTTGAAACGGATAATATCCCTATTGATAGTGAATATACTATGGCTCAGGCTAATGATTATAGGCGTGTTTTAACTGATTTTGAAATGGTGCAAGGTGCTTTACAAGAAAAACAAATCGTTCAATATTATCCAAGGGCTGAAATGAGATGGTATAATTTTGTTAGTTCTCAACAAATGAGAACGATGGATATTAAGATATACTGGGCTGATAAATTAGGTAATGCTTATAAATTTTATGTGGATAGTGATTTTGTTTTTACATTAAAATTATATATGAGAAGAAAAATAAAATAAATTTATTTTATCTTATCATATTATATATAATACTAAAAAAAATGACAAATGTTAATAGTGATTATGTTTATTATAATATTAGAATTGATAGCAACACATCACCACAAGGTAGAGCATCTTTTAACCAAACAAGGGTTCAACCAATTTTAGAAAATCCAAGTGAATATGAATTAACAATAGAAAGGTTTTTTATACCAGCAATTAATATCCCTATTCTAATTTTTAAAGAAAATCGTTATTCTGTTACTTTGTCTTTTGATGGTGCTGATGTGACACAGCCTTTAATATGGATACCTAATACAGCATATGCAGGTCTATATGGTAATACAATATGGTATTTTCAAGAGATGCTTGATATGGTAAATATAGCATTTAAAGATGCTTATGATGCCTTAAAGTTACTAAAACCAGCAATAACACCAACAAACCCCCCTTATATTACATTTGATAGTGAAACAGGATTTTTTATTTTTAATGCTGAGAAATTATATGACCCAGTAGTAAATGGAGGGGAAACAGTAAAGATATATATGAATATTGAATTATTTAAACTTTTTAATGCTTTTCAAGATTTTGAGCAGGAGGAATTAGAACCAAAAGCCCATCAGATTATAGTAAAAGATAATGGTAATAATACATCACCAACAAATTCATTATATTATAAAACATATGCCGAATGGAATAATTTATTTGCGTGGAATGATTTACAGAGTATTGTTTTTGAAACAAATAGTATCCCAGTTATACCAGAAAATAACCAGTCACAAGTTAATTTAACTCAACAAATTATTACTGATTTTGAACCAATAGCAGGAACAAATGATAGGAGTGCTATTCAATTTTATCCTCAAGGAGAATTAAGATGGTATTCATTAAACTCAACACAACCATTTTATACCATGAACTTAAATGTTATGTGGAAAGATAAACAAGGTGAGTTATACCCAATTTATATAAATGAAACAGAAGCATTAACGGTGAAAATGTTATTTAGAAAAAAACTATAAAATTTATATAACATATATTATATAATATAAAAAATATGTCACTAAATCATTTAACAGATTGTAATGACCCAGTAAAAACTATTCTTAATATAGGTTGTAAAAAGGTATGTAGTGATTTAATTGAAACAGATGAAACAAAAAGTAATAAGATTAGTGCAAATGAAATTATTTTTAATAATGAAGATGGAACAACTACAACCTTAAAATTACCTAACGGCGGACAAAGTGGATATGCTTTAAAAACTGATGGAGCAGTGCCGAATGCTACTTTATACTGGTCTCCTGATGAAGTAAGCGTAGGTGGTATAGCATATACAGGAACGCAACCATCTGTTATAGGAAATCATATAAAATTATCAAATACAGATGCTACTTTATGCGTAGAAAGTAAATTAAATGAAACTTCAACAGATTTAAATGTTAATAATTTAAAAATAACTAATATAACTGACCCTACAAATCCTCAAGACGGAGCAACAAAAAATTATGTTGATATGGCAATTAGTGGTAATAGTAATGTAAATAAACAAATGGCTACTGGTGTTTATTCAGGGGGTCATATTACAAAAAACGCTGATATAACAAAGTTCGATATTACAGCAGGTAATGGTGTTATTGTTAATGCTTCTACAGGTGATATTTTAAATGTTTCTTGGAATAGTCAAACAGGTATTAGTATTTTAAACGGTAGTCAAAATACATATATTCAAGTAGATAATACAGGAACAATTATTAAAACGAATATTGAACCATTAGCAGAAGATAATAGAGATAAATTATTTTTAGGTAAAATAAATACGCCTAATGGTATTTCTATTGATACAATTGACGAACATATTTATACAGCATTAAATATTGGTAATTCTTTAATTGATTTATCTAAAGCATTAGGACATATTAATTTAAGCGGAAATGTAATTTCTAAAGGCTCTGGACTTATGAGTATTCAAAAAACAGAAGGTGTAATTTACGCTTATGGTTCTAATTTTAGTAATGATATTAAAAATCCTAATCAACTATTTTTACCAGCAGGAGATACAGCAACAGGTTTAATTATGGAATATTATATGAAAAATGGTAATGTTTCTTCAACATTAACAACTATTAACCCTAATTATTATGATAATGGTGGAAATTATCCAGATTTACCAGTTCAAACAAATGAATGGACGGTTCAACGTGTTTTTAGTTCATCAAGTTCATCTAATCATATTCATATTATGCTGGGTCAAAATGTATACGTTCAAAAAGAAGATGCTATTAATGCTATATCTACTGAAATATTTGAAGTGCCACAAGCACTAATAGACGATGACGTATTATTAGGGTATATTGTTGTTAGACAAGGAACAACAGATTTAACAAATGCTGAATTTATAAAAGCATCTAAATTTTCAGGTGTAGGTGGTAGTGGTTCTGCCCCTGCTATTGATTTATCAAAAATAGCAAATATAATATCAGCAACACAAACACCAGACATAACAAATATAAACGGTGTTATTAGAAATAACGGAACTTTACCAACTGATAATAACGATTTAACAACAAAACAATATGTAGATAGTTTAGTTAGTAGTAGTAATTATGTGTTAAAATCAGGTGATACTATGACAGGTAATTTAGATATGGGAACAAATTATATTAGTTCAATTACAACACCTACAAATCCTTTTCATTTAGTTAATAAAACTTATATTGACGGTGTATCAACTCTATTTTTAACACTTTCAGGGGGGTCAATGAACGGTGATATTAATATGAATAATAATACTATTCATTCAGTTAATAGTATGTCATTATTTAACACAGGAGGATTTTTAACAGTATTAAAAACATCAGCAACATCTACTTATGATTTAACTTTACCAGCATCAGCAGGAACAAACGGACAGATATTACAAACTAATGGAAGCGGTTTATTATCATTTGTAGATAAAACAAGTCCATATGATATAATTATATCTTGTAGTGATGAAGAAACAGCATTAACATCTGGAACTAATAAAGCAACATTTAGAATACCAAGAGCATTTACATTATCAAATGTTAAAGCAAGTTTAACAACAGCACAAACAACAGGAAGTATTTTCACAGTAGATATAAATTTAAATGGAACGAGTATATTATCAACAAAAATCACTATTAATAACGGACAAACAACAAGCAATACAGCAAATCCACCAGTTATAACCACTCTATCTATGCCTGATGATGGAGTAATTACAATAGACATAGACCAAATAGGAAATGGAACAGCAACAGGATTAAAAGTTTGTTTAATAGGAACATTAACACTTACATAAAAAAAATCTAATGTATATCATATAAAATGCCGTGTATATTTATAGGTTATAATAAAACAGCGTCCGCTCCGTCTTCTATAGAAATAGCAGGTGGAGGAACAAGCAATTTAACAGCAATGCCTTTTTATGGATTATATGATTACTCACAAGGAGGGGCTATTTATTTAGCAAGTGAATTAACAGCCGTAGCAGGTAAAACAATTACAGCAATAGCGTATTACTGGGAGGGGTGGAAAACTTCTTATGAAGCAAATAATCAAGTTATAAGATTAGCACACGTTTCTGGCTCTTCTTTTCCTTCAACCGCATCAGTAAATTACAGTGATATTAATGGTGGTGTCGCACCAACATTAACAACTTGTAAAACTGCTTTTTCTACATTAGGTTTTACGCCTAATATAGGAGTAGGTGGTTATATAAAAAATGAATTTACAACTAATTTTGTATATAATGGAACAAGTAATTTATTGATTTCGTGGGAAAATTACGATGATACGTGGAGGGGTGAATACGGTTATATAACTGGTGTTTTTCAATCAGGTGCTAAAAGATATGCTACGTGGTATAATGATAACACCTACCCAACAGCACCAAGTTCTTCTGGAGGGTCAAGAATACCAAGTATTATTATTTATTATCAATAATATATTAAATAGAATAAGCAATTGTAAGGGCTGTAGCCCATAAATCAGCGTCATAACATCTATTATGTGTTAGTAATCGTGTATATGTTTGTAATGGCATATGTTTAAACTTTATTCTTAATGCTATATGACGCCCACAAGTATTAACATCTGGCAACCATCGTTGAAGTTTTATTTTATTATATATCAAATTATAATTAGAAGAATTTAACAAACAAGATAAATGAGGTTCAAGTAATCCATTAGGCGTTTTTCTTACATTATACGTAGCATATTTAAGTTCTGCGTCAGGTTGCAATCCATAGGGGTCAAAAAACTCAATTGTATTATTATTATGTTTTATTAACGCCGTCCAATGTCCGAAATCTTTTCTTGTTTCATATAATATTGCTACACAATTACTTTTTTCAAAAAGATTATCAATATTATTTATATCTTGTAAATCACTATATATTATAATAGATATATCACCACCCACTATATCTATTATATTTTGTCCTGTCAAATCAACTTTTTCGGCGGTTTGTAAATATTTATCCATTTTATTATATAATAGACTATATTTTTAATTAAAGTCCGCTAAAATACTTATTCCGTGTTCCCATACAATATAAGACGGATATGTTCTATAAATTGTAATCCATCTTGAAGAAATTTTTAATATCTTTTGTATCTGTGATTTATCTAATCCTGCGTAAGTTTTAAGATAATTTTTAATATGATATGTGCCACTACTTTTAGGAAAAAAAGTAATACTTGTTGCTTCATTTAATATTTGTCGTGTTGAACGATAATTACTTATCATATGTGATGTTATAATACACCGTGCCTTATAATGCCGTCCTATTTCTATCATTTCTGCTTTAATACCATTTACAATATCTCTATATATTTTATTTCGTATGGTGTCTGTATCGTCAAAAATAGTTAAAGAGTTTTCAAAATCACTTATATTTAATGGTTCTTCTAATAAGTCTTCATCAATAGGTATTCTTATAGGATTAAACTTATCAAATGCTTCATCTTTACTAACACTTGAAAAAACGAATATTTCATCATTTTTAAACATTTTTTTAAACTCTTTAATATATTTACCTGTATATGTTGATTTACCTGAACCGCTTACACCAGAAATATAAACCTTTTCTACTAAATCTTTTCTTGGTAATACTTGCACTTTTTCTTTACATTTAATTTCAGTAAAACCTTTTTCATTTAAATCATTAATACCTTTTTCATATAATTTTAATAATTTTTTATCGTCACTTGGTGGTGATTTTTGTTGTAAGCATTCAATTATTTTTTTTCTATCTGTTATACTTAATTTTTTTAATTCGTCTTTGAATGATTGGCTTAATTTACTTTTAACGTCTTGACTATCACTATTTAGATATATTATTTTGTCTCCACATTTGGCTATAGCAATCCCTTTTTTATAACTTAACATAATGTAAAATAATTTTATATTCTATAATATATAGCACATAAAAATATAAACATTATGTATAATTTCGTTCAACAAATAGCAACATATCCTTATATGCCTAATACAGGATATAGAACATTTAACGGTGAAATGTTTAAATTAACAGGAAAATATAGGAGTATTATGAAAAATATGCCTCCAGAACCGCCAGAACAACCTTTATTTAATCCACTTCAACCCCCTTTTGTGAAACGATTTAATGGAGGTAGAGCATCAGGAGCATTAAACAGAGAAATGTTATATAAACTAAATCAACAAAATATGGACTTATACCAAGAAAAATATTATTGACGTATATTATAAAGATGAATAATAAAAAAGATTATATGGTTGTTAATGAGGATAATATTATTGATACTATCCTAAAATTAATGGAACAAGTAGAAGGTATTTTAGATTTAAATGGTGTTGATAAAAAAGTAGTTGTATTAAATAATCTAAAAAGTCTTATAGGTGATGAAGCATATGAAAGATATAGTTATTTTATAGGAAGTTTTATTGATTTTGTAGTAAGTGTTAGTAAAGGTAAAACAATTAATTTAAATAATATTAAAAAAAAGTATTGTTGTTTTTAAAATTTTTTTCTTGTAATAATATATAATAAAAAAAGTAAAATGTCGTTAAATCATCTATTAGCAGATAATCCATTTAGACAAAATCAAAATGTAGAAGTGAATGATATGATTGTAGAGGGTAATTTACTACTAAAAAATCAACTTCTTAGCCCTATTGAATATTTTGCTTATATTGTAGGGGGAGACAAACAAAATAACACTTTTTATCAAGTTTTTGCTTCAGGTTCAGGACAAAAGTTTGTTAAACTATGGGGACAAAAAAATTTTGATATAGCATTAAACTCTACAGAAGCGATAGTGTCGGTTCAAATGCCACAGGCTTTTATTGATAAATATGAATTCTCCGCTGTTGGAGTATATAGACCTGTTGTATCGTCTCTAAATCTTACTCAAGCAAAAATAATGGCTGATAGTATTGCTTTAGTAGATGTTGGTGTTGAACCTTCAGCCTTTTCTTTTGATATAAAATATACGGTTGAACTTCAAAATGGGGTTGTTGGAACTCTACATTATGATATTACAATTCACGTTGTTGAAAAGTAAATAGATTTTTTTCTTTTTCTTAATATATAATAAAAAAAAGGTAAAATGTCGTTAAATCATTTAATTCACGAAACTCAATATCCGCAAGATATTGATGTGAAGAATTTATATGTAGCAGGAACACTTGAAGTTAATGATTTAAAAGCAACTACAGTTGAAGTTAAAGATACTTTAACGGCTGGTGAGGTTGATACACTGGCTTTAAAGTTAGATGGTTTAAGCGTGTATCCGTGGAAATTACAAAATGGAACAGCAGAAAATAAACAAACTCTTAAAGTTTATCAATTAATTGATTTAGAAGGAACCACATATATAAGATTAAAGGGGAGTGATACTGGCACTGCGAATGACGCAATTGGCTATCCTAATTTTTATATTAAGATTTATTTACCTACTGAATATGTAGATACTTGGGATTTTGACACTGCTAAAAATTTTCATTTGGCAGGTTCAGGTATATATAATAATACTGTTGCCTATAATTACTGTATCGCTTGGAATGTATCAACAGACCAAGACCAGAATGGAAAATATGCTACCATAACATATAATACAGTTTCAGGTATCGCTCCTGAAAACCCATATACTTGGTGGGTAGGTTATGAAATTCTTTATCCTCTTAAACCAGCCGTGCCTTAAAAAAATAAAATTGTTTTAATATTATATATAAAAAAATGCCTTATATTATAAGAAAATTACCGAATAAAGATTTATATAGAGTAAGACTTAAGAAAACAGGAAAAATACTTTCTAATGCTACAACAAAAGAAAATGCAATAAAACAAATTAAAGCAATTGAAATTAGAAAAAATAAAAAAAAATAAAATTGTTTTAATATTATATATGGTATATTATAGTAAAAAAGATTATAAATTAATAGGTTTTGAAGTATCAAAACGTCAAGGTAAAATGTATAATGGATTATTAGAAAGAAAAAAGGATAAAAAAATTATTCGTGTCCCCTTTGGAGATGCTACAATGGAAAATTACCGTGATATTACAGGATTAAACGCATATCCTCAACTTATTCATAATGATAAAAACCGTAGAAGATTATATAGATTACGACATAAAAAAGACTTAAAAGATGGTTATTATTCTGCTGGTTTTTTCTCTTGGTCTTATTTATGGTAGGTGTAACACGTAACACGTAACACATTGAAAAATTGTTATCTAATGACTGACATTTTATTTACCTGCTACCGTCAGATGGTAGATGATTTTCAGGGCTATAGGGCGATTTACTAATGTGTTACGCCCTATGTGTTACACCTCTATGATAAAAAAGATATATAAAAAATACCATAATTAGGGGGCTTTTTTGATATATAAATGATATGTAACGGATAGCGTAACACATAGCGTAACACATTAAAAACGATGTGTTACACGTTCATTTTTTAAACGCAGTAAAAAAAATGAAAGGGGACTTAAAGAGAAGGAACTATATATATATAGAAGAGAACATAACAAGATGGCTGGATTTCATACAAAGACATTTACAAAATATGACGACTATATGACACCTAAAAGTGCATGGGAAAATATAAAACATATAATACCTAAAGATAAGATTATATGGGAAAGTGCTTATGGAAATGGTGACAGCGGAAAATATTTATCAGAACTTGGATTTAATGTAGTTCATCGTGATATTGATTATTTTAAGGAAGAACCTGAAGAATGGGATATTCAAGTTACAAACCCTCCATTTACTAAAAAGAAAGAATGGTTCACAAGAGCAAAAGAATTGAATAAACCTTTTATTATTATCGTGCCTTCATCTACTATTAATACTCAATATATGAGAAAATTATTTAATAATGAAAAATTACAAATCATTATACCACGAAAAAGAATACAATTTGATAAGTTGGTTGACGGTGTTATAGATGTAAACGCAAAAAAGGCTTGTAATTTTGATTGTTTTTATTACTGCTGGAAAATGGGTTTTAAAGATGATATAACGTGGCTTGAATAAATAAACCATATTTTTATTGATATTTTTGAATAATTTTTTTACTTTTTTTTTTAATTAAAAAAAAATGAAAGGGGACTTAAAGAGAAGGAACTATATATATATAGAAGAGAACATAACAATATGGCAACATCTACTTTTGAAGTTGGAGAACATTATATGTATGAGGATAATGGACTAATATTTACCATTAAAGTTACAAGACGCACAAGATGCTTTATTGATTTTCAAACATATTTATTTAGAGACGGTATATTTAATAATAATATGGAACGAGTATTAGATAAGCATTTAGTAGATAGAAAAAAGATATATACAAATGAGAAAGAAAGAGAGTATATATTTTTTGGAGACGATAGACGTTTAAAAATATACAGTGATAAAAACAGATTATATTTAAATACTGACGGTTCTATTATCATTAATTATAAAAAAGAGATAAAAGACACGATATATAATAATACTACATTACCATTAGATATTTGTAATATCATTACAAATATGATATATGATAAAGAAATGGTAATAAAAGAACATTATAATTCGTGTAATCTTCAAAAGTTTATTTATGCTATGAATGAAGAACAAAAGAAAGAACATATGGATAATTTAAATGAAATATCAAAGGATTTAGAAAATCTGAGAAAGGCTTAAAGAGAAGGATATTATATATATAATGATGACTACTATAAATGAGGTAGAATGTTTAGATTGTAATTTTAAGGGGGCTGTTTGTTCTACATGTAAAGTATTATTACCGATTACAGACAAATATTTTTATACAACTAACGGTAAATTTAAAACGTCAAAGTGTAAAGAGTGTAAAAAAAAATACGAACAACAACGTAAGTTTATTAAATATCGTGATAGAAGGGAATATATGAGAAAATACAGAGAAAGAAAAAAGGCAGAAAAGATGGCAGAAAAAAAAGGGGAGGATTAAACATTTATTAACATATTATATTACTATTTTTTACCATATTTTTCAGTAATTTTTTTTACTTTTTTTTTTAAAGAAAAAGTAAA